TGTGTAATATAAGAACGGCTCGGTTGTGTTGACATACATGATGTTATTCGTATGTAAATCATTATGTGTAAATTGAAAAGTGGTTTGATAGCATAAGAGTGTCATTACAATTTGCATGAGGGCGGAGGTGCCTTCTTCTTTGCTGAGTGCATTCTTGCTGAATAGTGAATCTAATGTGCCATCGCATTTTTGTAGTGCGATACAGTGCACCGGGAAGTTCTTTATGTAGGCGTAACACGCATCTGGGTCGGTATATGAATCGTCGTCGTCGTCGTCATCGCATTCGCTATCCTCATCGCATTCACTATCCTCATCATCATCACTATTTTCATCGTCTTCTGTATCCCAAACACTGTCTTCACTCGAGCAGAAACTCGTGCTGGTTGCAGTTGTTTGACTACTGTTTGAATCGTCGGATGAATTGGACTTATTTCGCGAGCTATTTTTACTTTCTACATTTGTGTTTGTGTATACCAATTCAGTTTCTAGATTGGTATCCGACAACTGCATCATGGTCGGTTGGGGTCCATCGTCTGGAATGAGAGATATCAAATCTTCAATGATAACGGCAGATATGTTACGTTTAGGCGTTTCCATTACTTGAAGACGTGGTTTATTGCCATGTGACCCATAATTAAAATACCCATCATTATCCACATGTGATGTTTTAAACAATATCTTGTTATTTTTATTGAAAAATGCAGAAGATTGCAAATAATCATAATCATCGGTAATGTCCATTTTATATTGTTCCTGAATCCCGGTGAACGACCCATAAAAATCGACACCGTGTACGAAATTATGGGTATTCAGGAGCTGGCTGGACAAATAACTAAAGAAACCATCCACATACGCCATGTTGTTATAATCCTGTATTTTCATATGTACATTTTCATTCGTCAATGATGGCAAATTTCCAATCGGTTGTTTGCATGATTCATATTTACCAACCATGTATCGAATCGGGTCTAATAGCGGCGAATACTTAATAAATACCGGACGTGAAGAGACCGCTTTTGTATTTAATTCAACAACATTATTCATATCAACCAAATGTTGTGCATGGTTTAATGATATGCGATTGTAATTGGATTCATCCAACGTAAACCATAAATTGTAAATCGGGTTATAATTTTGCACGGATTCAATGCGAAACTGCGAATATTCGGCTTCGATATCTTCGGTAGCAGTAACCTGACCACTCTTATCTAAAATATTCATCTGGACGGTTTTGTGTTTCGCGTAATGTATTGTGAATTTAGGAATTTCATTAGCCATGATTGTTGTCGAATCTGTATAAGTGGTGAGTACATATTTTTCACATATTCTAAACTAATGTAATTTGCTTGTGTATGATTTATGGCAGCGAGCACGTTTATCCTAAAAATTCATTTTATATCTACTAATGTATATATAAAATACAATGACATTGGAACTAAAAAAATTCAATATGCGTGAGATTACGTTTAAACCTGATGAAAATAAAGGCCCAGTGGTAGTCTTGATTGGGCGACGTGATACTGGTAAGTCATTTTTAGTGAGAGACTTATTATTTTATCACCAGGATATCCCAATTGGCACGGTTATTTCCGGAACAGAAGCTGGTAATGGGTTTTATGCTTCTCATGTACCTAAACTATTTATTCATGAAGAATACAACACGGTTCTCATTGAGAATGTTTTACGCCGACAAAAAACGGTGTTAAAGCAGGTAAATAAGGAAATCGAAACCTATAAGCGTACAACAATCGACCCGAGAGCATTTGTCATTTTGGATGATTGTTTATATGATGCATCCTGGACTCGCGATAAAATGATGAGACTTTTATTTATGAATGGTCGTCATTGGAAAATCATGCTTATTATTACCATGCAATATCCTTTGGGTATCCCACCGAATCTACGTACAAACATTGATTATGTGTTTATATTGCGAGAACCGTATTTGACCAACCGCAAACGTATATGGGAAAATTATGCGAGTATGTTTCCCACATTGGAATCGTTTTGTGCGGTTATGGACCAATGCACCGAGAACTTCGAATGTTTGGTCATTAACAACAATGCGAAATCGAACAAACTGAACGACCAGATATTTTGGTACAAGGCCGAAAATCATCCAAATTTTCGTCTTGGGTCCAAGGAATTTTGGGAAATATCTAAAAATATGGGGTCAGATGACGAAGATGAGGCATATGACCCAAGTAAATCCAAAAAGAAAAGCGCTCAAACCATTAATGTCAAGAAATCAAAATGGTAGGTCCATACCAATTAATCACTGTCATAGTCTGTATTTGAACCGGATGTTGCGATTTCCATATGTATAGCCAAATCATCATCATGAACCGAGTCCTCTTCCGTACTTGATTCATGGACAATATCACTAACGTCATCACTGTCACCATCTACATCTTCATCTGCGTCGCGTAACATACTTAATGTTTCTGCGTCCGCATCGTCGTCATCATCGTTGTTCACAATATGTGTGTTAATATTGACACCGTCATCATCGTCGTCATCATCGTCATCGTTGATATTATTGTCCGTGTCTATATCATCATCATCATCGTCGTCAATATGCGGAATCAACGTACTATGTGGTAACATTGGATAAAATGACATGCCCGATTCCTTTTCTTCATCGGGATTGTCCTCAATGATGGTGGTATGACACGTATCATAATTCTTCGAAAATGGCAGGGTTACATATTGCGCATATCGAATATCGTATACATATTCCAGTGGTAGCAATTTTGTTTTTTTAAATCCCATTTTTATAAATTTGCGCCCAAATGTAGGTGAAATTTTATGAAACCTATCCAATTGATATTTCAAATTGTTCAGTGCGCTGCCTTTTTCGGCAATGTCCAACGCGTAAGTAGAAGTATAAAACAAATGCAAATACGGCGTCATCGCACGAAATAATACGTCATTTGGAAAATCCGGGTCAATGTATATTTTTTTGGTCGTACTAATACAGTGGTCGTTATACTGGCGAATCATGGTGTTTATATCCCGTCGCCGAATAAAAGTATTATTCGTCTTTATCATCGAACTGATATGCATTTTTCGAATGAGCGCCTCGTTATTATCCCGAAACAATTTCAAATGAAAATTATGCAGGAAATATTGATGAAAAACGGTCGGCAAAGTAAACATGCGATGTTTCATGAAGAAATAAATCGTATACAAATGAGATTTGTCGAACACCAAATTGTTGTATGGATTCTTAATCGGCAATGGCTCGGAATAAATATACGGTGAATGGGTTAATGCAGTTTCAACAATATTTGTCAAGTCACTTTTCGTAAACAAGTATTTTTTCCCAGAATGCAATAGCGGCAACACAAAATATTGGCCGGGTTCAATGGGATTTAACAGTAAATCATGTTTGATAGCATATGTTGCTCGATTCCACTTCCATTTATATGCGAATTTGCATAGAGCTTGATAGTGGCGCTGCGCATCGCAAAATTTGTTGATGAATTCTGCTTTATATTCGGTGCTATAAAACGGATTGTTAAATGTATTTTTAATATATGCATACTTCGTGCTTACATAATTCGCGCGCGCATGAACATAAATCGATATAAATATGGAATATAATACATAAATAATATCGCCGCACCGATTGACTCCTCGAGGTAGATTGGCGGTAAAATATTGAGCGCTTGTAATATAGTCAAATGTTAAGAATTCGACAGTATTTGCATCGGTTAGAATATATTTCCTGTATATTATATCGCAAAAGGTTGTCATATGATGTATTACATTAAATACATCATAATTTTTTATATCGTTATTGTTATTGGTTTATTTTGTATTGTTGTTGTGGGCAAATTATACCAGCGAAGATTTAAAATGGTACGCTCCAACGTACCGTTAGAGCGTCATTTCAAAACGTTACTGGTATCTGGTCATTGAAAAATTAAAATGTCCCATTTTAATCCTTCAATTGTTTAGTCGACACTCTCGAGCGTATCCACCAAATTGCTGTTCTGTTCTAGCAATAACTCATTTCGCAATTTGGTAGATTCGGCATCAGCCACATCGCGCTCTTCGAAGTTCACCGTCTCCTTTACGCCGACCAAATTTCCATCGGCATCCATTGTTTGAGTGAGCACGTTTCCGCTCGCTTTCGCCTTCTCAATATTCTCCATAATCGCCTTCTTCTTTGTTTCGCGCACGCGCTCTTCGAATTCCTTCTTCGCCATTTCCTCGTTCTTCATCTTCTCCTTATGCAATGCGTTCAACTCCTCTTCCATATGTTCTACGCGACCCGTCTTATACGCATCGGGGTCCCATGGAATCCACACGCCCACTGGACCTACGAAAATATCGTGATTGGGGTCATGCTCACGCAACTTCTTGCACTTGTGTTCGGCCTCTTCTTGAGAAGCAAATACACCGCGTACCTTGAGCCCGCGCACCGATGTTTGGAAAGAATGCTCTCGGTTGAACTTCTCGTTCAGTGCGTCTTCTTGCTTGTCCATAAAATTCTTGTAATCATCCTCAATGCCCCTTTTCTTTAGCTTTGACGATTCCTCCTTTACGAAATCGTTGAAATCCGCGATAAGCGTCTCCACATTCATGTTGTGTTTATATGCAACGAAATGGATGAATTCGAAGTATCGCTCCATGGATTTAGAAAACTCCCAGTTCTTGATGAATTGGTCGAATAAATAAACCTCGCGCTTCTTCAATATTTTTTCAGGGGAGACAAACGATAGGCATGCAAATTTTTGT